AAGATTGAATGGGAAGATCTTATGTACCGCACCTATACCCCAGACTTTGTGTTACCTAATGGGATCATAATAGAAACTAAGGGTAGGTTTACATCAGACGATAGACGTAAACATGCCGCTATTAAGAAACAGCATCCAAAGCTAGACATTAGGTTTGTGTTTGAGAGTAGTAGACGTAAGCTGAGTAAGGGTGCAAAGACAACCTACGGTCAGTGGTGTGAAAAGAATAAGATCCCGTACTATGACAGGATCATCCCAGAAGATTGGTTAAATGAAAAGGGTAAGGACATGCATCCTGATCTAATACATTTCCCATTCAAAAAAGTGAAGAGGAAATAATATGACAGAAGAAAAAGTATTTATGGACTTTGATCCAAATGATTTCATTGTACGTATAACACCATTCCTAGACCAGAAAGGTAACTGGACAGGGGAGTTGATGGTAGGTACTGTGACTACAGGAGAGAACACGACTACAGATGATGACTACGTAAACCTTATGCGTTTGTGTCACATGGTTTGTGCATCTATACCCGCTATGGAAGATGACAATGATATACGAGATACACTTGCCAAGTATGCCAATGATGTGTTAGAAGAAGAAGAGGCCGCACCAAAAGCTACAGTTGAGAGTGTAGAAGACAATGTGGTTAAAGTAAAGTTTAATTAGAGGAGATACGTATGTCAGATAAAGATATGGTAAACTCACCAGAGCACTACAACTTTGCAGGAGTAGAATGTATTGATGCTATTCGTGCAGCAACTGGTGAAGAAGGTTTTCAGTATTACCTGCAGGGTAACATTATGAAATACCTATGGCGGTACAGATACAAGAATGGTATAGAAGACTTACAGAAAGCACAGTGGTATCTGAATCAATTAATTGAGGAAGAGAACGGTGATAGTTAAAGTCTTTCTTACACTAGAACTAGACGAAGACGAATATCCTATTCCTGTGGATGGCTTTGTTGATGAGGAAGTAAAGGATGCACTACAGGAATTTATCTACGATGTAGATGGTATGAAGATTAAAGCAATGAAACTAATTACGGAGTGATGTATATGGACAATTATTTACCAACAGACTATCAATCCTTCATTCATAAGTCACGTTATGCACGGTGGCTTGATACAGAAGGTAGGCGTGAGTCATGGTCTGAAACAGTGGAACGTTACATGGATAACGTTGTACGTACTAAGGCTGGCGATGACAGCTACGTAAACAAAATACGTGACGCTATTGTGTCACTAGAGGTTATGCCCTCTATGCGAGCTATGATGACCGCAGGTAAGGCATTAGAACGTGACAACACTGCAGGGTATAACTGCAGCTACCTACCCGTAGATGACCCTAAGTCCTTCGACGAGGCTATGTTCATCCTCTTGTGTGGTACTGGTGTCGGCTTCAGTGTTGAGCGTCAGTTCATATCTAAGCTTCCTGAAGTCCCTGAGTTGTTCGACAGTGATACCACAGTCGTTGTCAAAGACAGTAAGGAAGGTTGGGCTAAAGCGTTCCGTCAAGTTCTTGCTCTCCTATGGGCTGGTGAGATCCCTAAGTGGGATGTCTCTAA